AATGAATATCCGTTCATTGTTGCCGTTGCCGTATATAAGGTGTTTTTAGCCGTTTTAAGGGCAATTGAACCGCCAATACCAATTTGTCCGTTTGAGTGCTTTAAATCGCCTATAAACCCCAAATAAAGCTGGTTCTTATCCTTTTTCTCTATTAGCTTGGTAATTGTTATCGTAGGTAGGTTAAAATTTGCACTAAAACCCCTTCCTTGTATCTTGTTTTGACTGATTGTGTCTTGTATGTATGCGTATCCTAAAGAATCTATGCGCATAGTATCGGAATAAACCTTAACTTGGTTATAGTCTTTAACGATTGTAATTGTGTCCGTAACCCTTTCAATAAGGTAAATTGTATCTAAAATGACAAAAGGGATAGATTTCCCTTTGATAAACTTAGTAAAAGTTTTCTGTTGGTAAACTGTGTCCGCTATGATTATAGGTTCAGTTTTAGTGTACCTTGCATCACTAAAGATAAAAAAGATTAGAACCGCCACTAATAGAACGATTACTACATCTTTCATTACTTAAATCTTTTGGTAGCCTTAATGTAATACCTTGCAGCTAAAAGACCAGAAACAATAGCAATCAACGAAGCTATTAAAGAAACTATTGGTTGCACATTCGCAACACTAATAAATGCGGTTGTTCCGCTAATAATAGTTAATAAGTCCGATTGATTGCTATTATGTACCATTAGTCTTCTTTTACTTCTTGTGGTGGATTTTGCTCTTGTGCAATTTTACCCAAGAAGCCTAAAATTGGGTTAGCAAACTTTGCTGGAATCTCCATTAAATAAGTTTCTAACTCCTTGATTTGATCTGCTGAAAGTTGTATCATAGTTTTGATTTTATATACAAATATAGTTATTTGTTACGGATTAACAAATGGTAAAGGTAAAACCACAATCGGTGGATTAACTTGATTCTCTATTTGAGCATCTAAGTTTAGGTCTAAAGCCTCTACATCCATAGAGCTATCCAACCAACCACATACGATTTCATAAGTTAAGTCCTCGTAAGGGATAAAGTTAGTAACATCATCCTTTGAGAATGATTGAGAACCATAGACACTTGCTATGTATTCTTTCTCGTTGATTGTTTCTTTTGCTAAGCGAGTCCAATGTGCGACAACAACAAAGTCGGTTAAATCACCATCTTGTGGAACGCAGTCTAATTGATTAATGTACCAGTATTTCATATTATTTATTTTTAATTAATGCTTTTAATTCTTCTATTTGTGCTTGTTGCTCTTCTATTCTTAACATAGCTTCTTGTAAAGCCTTTATAGTATAATAATGAATATCAGCTTCATAAATACCTTTGTATGTAGTTCCATCTTCTGCTAAAGTACCCCATCCATCAATATCAATTAATTCTGGAGCTACATCCTCAACTTGTTGAGCAATTACACCCATATTAAAATCATCGTGAGTTTGGTCTTTAAATTTATATTTTACTATTTCAATATTTTTTATTTTATTCCATACAGACTCTAATGGCGTAATATCTTTTTTTAATCTTTCATCTGACAAGACAACATTATTGGTCGCATAGTTTGCTATACCTCCGTTTGAACGAACTTCCATTCTTAAAGCAGTTGAATCTGCACAATATAAAAATTGATTAGCAGTACCATTAGGTGAAGCAGCAGTATATTCTTGATATATGCCTCTTGGATTTCCATTTGTATTACTTATACCAACAGTCCAATCACCTGCAGTTTGTCTCATTTCATGATATGAAGAGCTAGTTAAATAAGTACCATTAGGACTCATTTTTGTATAACCCCCCGATGTGATTCTCATTCGTTCGGTATTGTTAGTACCAAAGCGAAGGTCTAAGTTTCTTCTTTCATATAATAAAGAACCACCAGAATCACTATATAATTGAAAAGCATTTACACCATCACGAATACCACTCAAGTTTGGATTTGAAGTAGCACCACCAACGGCAAGTTCAACTATACCTCCTACGGAAGCTGGTGTAACTCCGATTCCAACGTTACCACCGCTTGTGATACGCATACGTTCAGTATAAGCAGTTCCATTTCCTGTTCTAAAAATATGTGAACCAGCATTTCCTGATTGGTAAAATAAATCAGTATTAGAACCACCTCCAGCAACAAATCCAATATATTGACCCTCTGTTACACTCCCATTTAAAGAAATTAAATTAAATGTAGGAGCATTTGTAGGCGCACCAAGTCTTATACTATTAGTTGTTCCACTTTCTTTTACTTCTAATCTACTATTAGCAGTACTTGTTCCGATTCCAACATTTCCAGAACTATTAATCGTTAGTCTATTTGTAGTATTAGTTGCAAAATCTAAAGTATTAGCAGCACTTAAATACATTCCATTAGTTGGAATTGTTGAACTTGTTGGAACAAAAGAACTACCATTAAAACTACCTGTTGCAGAAATAAAACCTATTGGTGTAACACTATTACTTATTTTACTAAATATTCCTAAATTGTTACTTGCATTAAGTTGAAAATAAACTGCATCAGTTCCAGCTAAATTTACAAATCCTAAATATGATGAAACACCTAAAATATCACTACCATCTTTTGTTAATTGTAAAAATTTACCAGCACCAATGCCAAATGATCCTGAACCCATATCTAAATTTGCAGTCGCACCACTATAAGGTACATAAGTTGAAGCAGCAGTTGCAGTGCTTAATTTATTATTAAAAGTGTTCCAATCCGTACTCGAAAGGTATCCATTTGTTGAAGTTGTTGCTTGTGTTATTCCTATTGTTCCAGATGTTGTAATTGTACCTCCTGTTAATGGAGCAGATGTAGCTACAGAAGTAACCGAACCTGTACCATAAGCAGTAGAATCTACTGAACCATCTGCCTTCAAAAACTGACTTGATGTGCCACCTGTCTTTATAAATGAATTGCCACTAAAATCACCAGCTCTTGAAATATATGCAACTTGAGAAGTTTGAACGGAAGATGTCATTCCATAAAATCCTATATTATTTGAAGCATTTAATTGAAGATAAACTCCATCTGTAGCACCAGCATTTATAAATGCTAAATATGCAGAATTACCAGCACCAGCAGCACCATTTTTTGCTAATAATAAGAATTGACCTGTATTTATACCAAAAGAACCACTACCCATATCTAAATTAGCCGTTGCTCCAATGTAAGGAACGTAAGCACTTAAAGCAGAACCATAGTTAGGTATATTTAAAGTTGCACCAATTAAAGTAGCTGCACCACTCGTTCCTGTTGTTGTTAGGGTAATAGCATTTTGCTTATTGTTAAAAGTTGTCCAATCAGCATTATCCAAATAACCATCAACCGAAGCAGAAGCAGCTGGTATTGATATTGTATTAGATGTATTATCTAATGGAGCAGTAAATGTTAAAGCAGCTTGTTTGTTATTGAACGTACTCCAATCAGTTGAACTCAACTTACCAGTATTTGCAGCCGAAGCCACAGGCAAATTAAAAGTATGTGTCGCTACGCTTGAAGATATCCCAAAGTCCGTTCCACTTGTTCCTGTCGCAAAGAATTGGTTTTGTCTTGTAAGGTTATTTAAAGAAATTAATCCTTTTGAGAAAGTAGTAACTACTTGACACAAATGGTTATTCTCGGTATGTAAAGTAACTGTTCTACCATCTACGTTTACATAGATTCTAATCGCTATTCTATCTGTAACAGTTAATACGCTTTGAGCAACTGGTACTGCGAAATAGTAAGGGTTAATAACTGTTCCCTCTGTAATGTACTCTGGAACTCCAACGCTTGTACCTATTAAGGTAAAAGTTGTGCCATCATATTTGTAAACCTCTGCATAAGTAAAAGGATTTCCTGTATTGTTATTTACACTAAAATAGAACTCACAATTAAAGTTTCCAGCTGGTACTTCTAATAAAGCTGGGTCATTAGCATCGGTTAAGTAACTCGCTACATATCCATTTGAAGATATAACAATATCAGTTCCAGCACCAGCGATAGGTGTTTTGCCTAATTGTCTATAAGCAACCCCACCGATTGTGCCTTGACTTACACTTGAGTTAAGATAATAAGAAACCGAACTTCCGCCACCTGTTGATGTAGGAAAATCCGCTAAAGTACCATCTCCTCGTACATATTGAGAAGCAGCACCATCTAAAGCGGTTATTACACCACTATTAGCCACTACTGGTCCTTGTATATCCCTAATCTTTGCTTCTCCTGTTACTTGTAATTGACTCATAATATTTTATTGAAATAATCCTCTAATATATTCCCCAGCTTCTAATGCCCTACCAAAAGTAAGAACTCCTGTCGCACTCACAAACTTCACATCATCGCCAGTTGGAACTCCTGTTGTTAAAATGTTTTGTGCATCCACACCACCTCTTGAAACGTAAAGACAAGCATAACCGATTGTATCTGCAAATGTAATTGATGTTTCTCCACCACTTGCCGTGTAACCTTTTGTTTTAACAGGGTTAGCACCTACGATAATAACACCGCTTGGGTCAACCTCTGTTCCTGTTGTATTGTATGCACCGCTACCTTGTAGGCTTACGTTATATGTAGCCACATCCCTCATAGGTGCGTTAATTGATAAACTTGATATATTACAAATTCCATTAATAATTGTTAAACCATCAACTCCGTTATCTACTACAAACTTAATTTCTATTGGCTCTCTTGTTAATTGCTTATCTAACATAAACAAATAAGAAAAACCACTCAAAATAATCAACCCATCACAGGTTACATTCCAAGTAGCTACATCGTTCTTAAATTCTCTAAACCAAGCACTTGACTGGCTTGTTACCTCTTTTTGGTCTACGCTTACATTAAAAGCACAATTTGTACTACAAGCAAATGCAACATCCACCTCTGGGTCTACATCTGTTCTATGCCAATAAAGCATTACGTTTTTACCATTTACTGCTGCCATATTACAAATTTAATCAATTATCCGAATGTTTCTAATATTTCCCCAGCACCACTTATTCTGTATGCTTGGAAGTAAGTATCTGTAACTAAAACCTTCCACCAAATATTTGCACCATTAAATCCAACAATTAACAATTCACTTTGATAGAAGAAATCTCCAACAGAAGGAACACCAGCTTGTTCTAAATAAACTAAATTACTTGTTAAAGGTGCAGCCAAAGCAGCTTCTTTAGTTACATAACCATTAGACCTAAAGTGTGCAAATCCTGTAACCTCTGTTGGTAAGCTATTACTATCGTAAATAGTAGTCATTGTAGTTTCTACATTCTCTGGGTTAATATCTAATAAAGTAGCCGTAATAACATCATTAGGCAAATCCATTGTTGAATTACCTATTATGTATTTCTTATTATTTACACTTATTTGTGCTGGGTCAGTATCACTTGCCGTAATTCTCATTGCACCGCTAAATCTACCATCAGTTGTTTCCATACTCATAAAAGAAGCATCCAAGTTAATAATGTTCTTATTTAAGCAGTTTGAATATTGCTTAACTACTAACTCACTTAAACTTCTATATTTATCTGTAAGGTATTCTTGCCTGTACCAATTCTTTAAGTTTAACCCACTTACATCGCTTAAAAATCCTCTATATGAAAAGAATCCATCATTAATATCATTAAATCCTAATGGAAGGTCAATCTCTAAAACATATTCATTTGAATCGTTGATAAAACTCTCTGTTGTTACTTGCTTAAAGTATGTTTCAACAGTTAATTGAAAGTTACTTGCCTCAATTGAACCAACAGTTGATTTCCAATAAGGAGCAGAATTATCACATATTATTAACTCAATAGTTAAATCACCACCTATTGGTAACAAAGGCATAATCAATTCTAAATTTGCTTTAGGGTCTGTTGAACTAAATGGATAAAAATAATAATGGTCATTAAATGTTGTATTTACCCATTGTTTATTGTTATCTAAAAATACAGAACTAACTCCATCATCAACTAATATTTTAAGAATAAATAAAGCATCTGGTCCACTTGCTGGTACTCCTAATCCAGCTACATCCATAGTTAACTTTAATACATCACTCGTATTTACTTTTGGTAAATTTATTGGTCTAACCAATGCAGTATATGGACTTGAAATCGAATACTGCATAATAAAAGAATTATATCTTTTTTCTGGATATGACTTTACATAGATTATTCCATCTCCGTATCTTTCCTCATCCCAAGAAAAAGCATTACTTACTAATGGACTTACAAATGTATAATTCTTTAAATCCCAGTTAGTAATGTAGTTATTAGGATATTCAATTACTTTATCAAATCTAATCTTATTAAAACCCTTTTTAATTAACTTAAATTGACTATTATCTACAAAGTATAATCCACTTGTATTTGCTGAAAATCCTTCAATATTTCCTGTTGATTCATAGATTGCATCATCAAATAATGTTCCATCACTATTGTAAATAGTAACATAATAAGAATCTTGTGCAAATTGTGTTAAAGGAACAATGTAAAAGTTTCCCTTAGCTTGGAATAATCTTGAACCAACAGACCTAACAATCTTTGTTAATACATCAAGGCAATTTGTTGCTTGTTGATTATCATTAATAAATGTTGCATAATTTATATATGATTGACCTAATGTATCAGCAGCTGGGTCATCTATTCTATTATCCATTCCATCAGCATAAAAACTTACACCACTTACAATATCATAATCTAAAGGATATTCTAATTTTAACAAAGCAGTCTTTATGTAAAAAATAGCCGTAAATATGTCAACTAATGTTGTATCATCAGTTATAAAAAAAGGTATTCTTTCTAATAAACCTAATCCATCAATAGCATTAAAAGCTAATTGTTTTCGACCTGTTGAAAAAACATATTGAACATTGTCGCTTAGTATCCATCCTTGCCAATCTATATTAGCACCACTTAAAATTCTAACAAAATACTTTCTATCATTCAATGTTGTAAAGTCTGGCATATTTGCCACATCATCAGTAACATCAATTGCAACACTTAAAGTACTTACATAAATAGGTTCAAAAGTATCATCTGAACGTGGTACATATTGTATTTGTAAATTAATACAAGGATATTCTATTATCTCTCCATCGTAACCATCCTCATAAATATTTACTACACTTGTAACATCTGATTTTGTTGCTGCCGTGATTCTATATTTTATTTCGTATGCCATTAACCCCTAATTATATTTAATGAAGAATTAGACCTCTGCATTGCTAAAACTAAGTCTTGTCCTCTTAATACAAATTGACCATTAGAATTAACACTATTTGTCATATTTCCTGTATTAAACGAGGTTGGTTTAGTTTGACCTAAATTAGTTGGTGCTAAATTTCTTGCAGCACCAAATGCAGAACTTAACGCACCTGTGGCAGCAAAAAGACCTTTCAATGCTGGGAAGGCTTCTAATATAGCTTGGAATATTAATGCTTGAATAACGGCAGCAGCTATTTGTTTACCTATATTAGCAAACATATCACCAATGGCTTCTAATGGCTTTTGACCAGTTTGCATAGCTTCATACATTCCCATTAATGAATTTGTTACACTACCAGAGATTGTATCGGCAAAATTTGTATATGACTTTCTTAAATCATCAATTCTCTTTTTTTCCGCTTCATCCGCATCAATAGCACTTTTATCTTTTTTAAATAAACCTTGCATATATGCACCAAAACCACCGCTTTTTTGTGTTGATTCTAATAAATCTTTAGCTTGTTTTTCAAAATATGCTTTTCTTTTATCATCTTTTGCTTTTTGTTCAGATGGTAATTCAAATAAATCTAAAGGCTCTAATCCTATTGATTTCATTTTCTCCCTAAGAGCCTTCATTTTAGCTAACTCTAAATTAAGTTGCTTATTTTCTTCTCTTGCGTAGTTTACAATAGGAGAAGGACCTTTTTTTGGGTCTGGAGTTTCAAATTCACTTACCGCTTTTACAAATTCTTTATTTTTTAATTCTGCTTGTGCAATAAGTTTGTCAAGTGTTACTAATTCAGCATCATACTTAATTCCAACACGCATTTTTTCTGCACTAACTCTTACTGCTTTAGGAAAACCAAATATAGATTCTAATTTTTCAGCTTCTTTTAGTTCAGCATTGCGTTGTGCTAATAATTGTTTACGCTTTACTTGTAATTGTTTTAATTGGTCTTCATTATTAGCTTCTTTACCAATAGCCAATTCTTGTAATGATGCTAAGTTTACTAAATTTGTGTAATATGCTCTATCTTGACCTAATTTAGCATTTTGTATATCAGCATTTTTTGTATATAAGTCTTGTAAGGATTTTAATGCAGTTTTAGCAGCCGTTTGGTCTTTTCCAACAATTACATCAACTAAATTAATACCTTTTGACCTATTAGCTTGTGCTTCTCCAGCAACCTTATAAACATCAGCATTAAGTTTATTTAATTCTTCTCTAAACTTTTTTAATTCATCTGTTGGACCTTTAAAGAAATCAGCTATTTCTTTACTATATGTAACCGCCAAAGAAGATACAACACCTAAAGCAAGACCAATACCAGCTGGACCAGTTAATCCTGCAACCATTGATTTTAATGCTTGTGATGAACTTCCGCTTTCTTTTGATAATCTTTGAAATGATTCTAATAAAGGGTTTAAGTTATTTGCAATACCTATAAATCCATAAGGAGCATCTTGTGCAACCCTTGATAAGTTTGATAAAGCATTTGTAGCATCGGCAGTTGGTCTACCAATTGTATTCATCTTTTGATTCAAAGATGTAATTGTGCCATTTAGATTCTTTATTTGAGTATTCAAATAATTAATCTCTCCAACGTTAGTAGCTTTCTTTAAGGCTGCTTCAAATTGTTTTAATAGATTTTGTGCTTTTTGTAACGAACCTTCAAAGTCAGTAGTATTAGCACCAATATTAATATTTAAATCTATAATTTCTGCCATCTTTATTAGTTTGCTCCGTACAATTTAAGTGTCCTTGCCAATTGTTCATCCGTTATCATCACTCTTTCTACATCATTATCTATATCATCTAACTCTGGTATACTCCAAAAAGCCTTCATACTTTTAGGAGTTTTCTCGGTTGTGGAACTTAAGTATACAATATAGGCAAGGTTTCTTGTCCTTGCCCATTCGTTTAACTCGTTTCTTTCCTTACCTAAAACGATAATGGAAAAGTCCTTCCAAGTCATATCCCAAAATTCATTTGGTCGTATTCCGCACTCCGCAGCTTTAACTAAGATATCATCCCAGCTTAGCTTTGTTAGGCTTTTTTTTTTCTTCTTCCTTCTTTACACCTGTAATGGTGTGGACTGTACTTTCAACGACATATTTTAAATAGTCAATTATTTGACCTTCTTCGCTAAAAATAGAACCCACTTCATCTATCCATTCACAAGCATCATCAATTGTATATATTACTTCATCTTTCTTGCTTACACAAGCAGATTTGTAACCAATATAAACAAGCTGAACTATAATGTCCAAACTTGTTTGAGCCGTTGAAAGAACTTTAAAGTACTCATCAATACCGATATTGTTTTGTTTAGTAAACTCACGCATTGACCAAGTACCCCACTTTAGGTGGATTGTGTTGTTGTTAGTCTTTAATTCGAACATAGTTTTTTATTTTAATTAAACTCCAGTTTCAGTTTGAGTGATAGGAGGTACACTTACAACGAAAGTTGCAGTAAACTTCACATCATCTTTATCAGCAGCATTAACATTAAAGTTGCTAATAAATACTAATTGACCAGCACCACCATAAGTGATATCACCAGCAACTGGAACGGCTTTACCCATTTTAATTGCAAACAAAGTTTGTGCAGCGTGAGCAGTATACAATTGTTGGTAACTATCTTTAGAAGGAGTTCCTGTTTCATCAATCGCAAATCCTTCACACTCGAAAGATTGGTTAAAAGATTGATTTGGAGTATATTGGTCTCCACACTTAGAAGTTGCATCAATTGTTCCTAAAGTTGATGTCAAAGAGTTGGTAGTCAAACAAGCAACAGGCTTGAATGTTCCATCATTGTTAATGTCAGCTAAGAGGATATAATCTCTACCGCTTACTTTTGTTTCTGCCATTTTATTTAATTTTAATTTTGAGTTATGGTTATGTTATATGTTATTAATACTCTAAAAACGTTATCTAAAGGGTTTAAGCCATCTAAGTTTCTAATGCTTTCTACACTTAAACTTGAAGCAGTAAACCCATTTGATAGGGTTATAACTGAATCCGAGTTTATATCATCCAACACTAAATCGCTTATAGTTTCAGCACGTTTATATCCAAAGTTAGCATTTTTTGTAATAATATCAACTACGATGCTAATACTATTTGTATATCCAGCTTTGCCTTGTTCTTGACTTGATGTTCTACCAGTCATAACAATATACTCATCACCAGCACCCTCTGGAGCAAAACCATCGTAAACAACCAATCCACTTGCACTTGTCAAGTTTGTATAAAACCACTTTTTTATCTCAATATTAGGATTTAACATTCTTCATTACGTTTAATATGTTCTTAATCAATTTAGGCTTTTCGGTTTCAAAAGAAGGTATTAAGAAAGGTTGTGGACTTAATCCATTTTTAAGGATTTTAAGAGCCATATAAAAAGCGTGTCTTTTAGCACCTTCTCCAGCTTGAATGTATCCTTTTCTTATTCCCCATTTCATTAAAGCCTCAACCATATCATCTAATTTTCCACCTTTTCTGCCTTTAAACGAACCAGCTAACTCCTCATATCCAGCTGGAATACTTACTTTACCACCTGTGCCAAATTCTACATAAGCAGCATAAGAAGCCTTTGCACCAACAGTAAAAACAATTCCTTTTTCAACCTTTTGCTCTTTTAGGTAAATGCTATTCCTTAAAGTTCCAAAGTTTACAGGTGCTAATCTCTTTGCTCCAGATTGAATATTTAAAGCTGAAGCATTTATTTCATCCTTTACCTCTTTTTGCACTTTAGCATCTAATGTATCAAGTTTTTTTAATACCTCTGATAAATTACCTATGTCAAAAGTAAACCCAGCCATTATCTGTAAATTATTAACTCCAAGAACCTATTTTGGTTCTCAACGTTCTTAATGGAATGTATCGTATATCTTGAACCTTCAACATCAACCTCGTAGGAATTGTTTATGTTAACCCCAAAACGAATGTAAAGCCTGTTTCTTTGGTCGAACTGCAATTCCGAGTCATCTATCTCACGATTTTGATTATCTGGTCTTAAATCACCCCAAACTGTGCTTTGTAGGGCAAATGTGGTAGTGAACCCACCTTGACCATCACTTGTCCTTGTTGGAGCATAGATTAAGACCTCACGAGTCATCGTGTTGGCATCAACGTAATTTGCTTTCGCTTTTCCTAACTTCATATTATAAAATTGGGGATATTCTTGTCCATCTTTGACACGCTTTCCAAGACTTCTCACAAATACCAGAATCACCATCCAATCCTCTATTCTCGTAATCGTAGCTAATTTGGTCTAATATGGCTAATTTAAGGTCTTTAGGTATAGTTGTGTAACCAGCTTCATAAGTAGCCTTTAAATTGGCATATCTTGGAGATGATAGTTTAGGGAACTCATTACCTATCAATTGTAGGTTAGGTGTTGTAATCTCTAAAGCATCTTGCTCCATATCAAACAACTCAAACGTATCAATGTCAACTGGTCCAAATGGAATGTCAAAATTACCACTTACGTTGTTAAAGTAAGTAGTTATGTCTTTTGGTATCAAACTCAATCCTGTTGCCACTTCGATAGCTTCTCTTGCTTGTGTAATCATTAACGTAATCAAAGTATCTTCAGCACTTGTTGTAACACGGCAATATAATTTTGCTTCCGCTAATGTAACTGGCTCTACTATTGGTGCGATAGGAACGGCACTAAAGTCATTAATATAATTAGAATAAGACATATCCTTTTTTTACAAAATTACTTAATTTATTCCAATAAAAAACCCCCACCGAATTGGTAGGGGTCATTATTTACTAATCCTTAGAACTATACGTTACCCATATCAGCAAAGATTGCAGATGTAGTCAACATTAAGTTGATGTCTTCGTAACACTCAATACGAGCAGTTACCAAGTTCTTTTGGAAGTTTTCGCCATTCTCATAAGAGAACTCGATAGCTAAACCTTCTACTTCAACTCTCTCTAAGTAGCTATTGTCAAAGATTAAAACTTTGTCATCAGTTACCCAAGATGCAGAAATTACAGGAACTCCCCAGATTGTGATACCACCATTAGGGTTTACGATAACACTACCAGCACCAGCATAGTAACCAGCAGCGATAGTTGCTTTCAATAAACGACCCATTTGAGTTTGAGATACTAAAGCATAAGAAGGAACAAAGTTCGCAGTCTTTTGGTTAGCGATATAATCTACTAATTGTAACAAATCGTTAGTTTCAGCAGTTGTAGTTGAACCAGTTGCAGCACCAGATACAGTAGAGAAAAACGCAGCGTTCTCAGCCTTGAAAAAATCTCTTTGTAACATTCTTGGTAAAGTCTGTGTCATAAATGGTAAAGACTTTAACATTTGCTTAGAGAAAGTAGAGAAACCAGCTAAGTAATCGTTTACAACTTTAACTTCAGTCAAAGAGTAGTTGTTCTCACCTTTATCAGAACCTTCAGTTTGAGCAGCGATGTTGTTAGTCAAACCGCTATTCTCACGATAGTAAACATAAAGACCGCTTTCGCTTCTTACAGTTGGGATTAAATCACGGAAGTTGATGCTTTGTGCTGGTTGGATAGCTGGATTAGGAGCATAAGATGCTTGTGCATCACCAGTTAAGTTACCAGATAAAGTCATTGTCTTAACATCAGATAAGTCTAAACGATACTTACCATTGTTCTTCAAAGACTTCTCCATTGCATCAAAGTTACCATCTAATTTCTCTAAGATAACTTCATCCATAAACTTTACTTCTTTCTTAGCAGCCTTCTTTTGAGATGCTAATTGTCCGTCGATTTGCTTTTGTAACTCATCTTTTACAACAGTTACTTGTGCAGATACCTCTTTAATTTGAGCTTCTGCGTTAGCTTGAAAACCTTTAAGGTTCTCCGCCATTTCGTTGATTAAATTTTCCATTTTTACTTTTTAAATAGATTGTTAAATTGCTTAATTGCCTTTAATACTTCTTCATTATTCTTTTCTTCAACTTCTGGTGTCGGCTCAATTGATGGCTCGGATTGAGTGATTGTTTCAGTAATTTCCAAACTTAATAATTCAGCTTGTATTTGTTTTATTTGAATCTCCATCAAAGCAAAGGTGTCATCTGTGAATGTACCACCTCTAAATGCCTTAATTAAGTTTTCTAATCTTATTGATAAGTTTTCTTTAGTTTCTTTGAACTCACCCTTGAAACCCAATGTTGGTGTTTCTGGAT